CCTTATCACAATGAGAGAGGACCATATTGAAGGGACCATTTTGATCGAAGAACGCTTTGAGAATTTTTTCTACCTGTTCGGGGGTAGCACCGCTGAGATTAGCATACGCATTCAGGTGGTTCGCATCCAGCGTGTCAGCCTTGAGTCTGTTCAGGTCGCCAAGGATATTCCCCACCACCGTTCCATCATAGGCAACGTAATAATGAAAGTTTCTGAGGATGACTCGGTTCCAGGTCATTGGATATCCCATGCTATCTCCAAAATCTCACGTCAACAGTCGTTTCATTGGCGTGTTTGTGGTCAATTTCGTGTTGGAATCCCTGCGACTCAAGGTATTCAACAGCAGTCCTATAACTGTTATCCACACCAGCATAGATCAATACTTTATAGTCACACTCTAACCGTCCACTTTTCAAATCCTTGATTCGGTCACCAAGACTTTGCAGAACGATCAAATCATTTCCTTGAGCATCGACCCACATATAATCAATATGTGGAATCTGATTCTCTTCCATGATAGTATCTAGGCGTCTGGTTTCAACAGTAACGCTTGACTGAAATCCGTCACGATAGACCTGAAACTCATTGAGACATGTTTTGAGCAGGTCACCACGCAAATCATATAGACTATTGAGCCCGGGTTCCCCATCTGAACGATTGAAGGTATGTGTTCCATCAGAAGAGTGTACCGCGTATGGCAGTACAGTTATGCGGGTATCATCACCAAACCTCTGTACAAGGTCGTTGAACATCTTGGGGTCCGGTTCAAATGCGTAGAGTTTATCGGCATTCTGTACAAGAATGGCAGTATCCTCCCCGTTGTTTGACCCAACCTCAACAACAATTCTCATCTCCAAAATCTCACGTCAGGTAAATAATTTTTATTCTCGGTCATGTCATTATCGGTATTGAATCCATGATCTTTCAACCATGCACGAAGAAGGTTTTGATCCTCATACGCACGGATACGCCCTCGTTCCACGTCTTTCACCCGGGTACCTAAACTCTCCAAGCATGATTCCTCATGAAGAGGAGCATCGATACGCAGGTAGTCGATCTTATCTATGTTGTACAAATCCATGAAGGTGTCGAGCCGCATCGTCCATACCAGACTAAAACCAGCAGGCTTTTCCTCACGGAAGAAAGGATTTGCTAAGGTGCTCTTTCCATCTGGATAATGAAATAGTGTTTCTTGATTATCTCCGAGGTCCACTGCAAACGGAAGCACTCGCAGACCCGACAGAGAATACTGTCTTTCGATTTCCTGCAACACCCTAAATGAATCGTGGTCTGGTTCAAAGGCAAATATCCGTTTGCCTTGTTCTGCCAGAAAATTCAATGTCTCCACGCCCTGGTGGGCGCCCACTTCAACAATAGTTTTCATTTCTTCCTCTCAATCAACCAGAAACGTCGCTGCCCCATAACAAACCCAGGTCTACTCCCTTCTTTCCAACTATACACCATCGAATGCGAATCCAAATCTTCATCGTCAAAGCGCGTGAACGTGGCTCCGAGAGAGGTGAGATATTCCTCAAAGCATTTGGCGGAAAGCACAGTGCCAGTTCCATTCAATGCTTGGTCGTAGTGGTCACTTTCCCCCCTTTTATGCTCAAAGGTTGGTTCATCGGTATCCCAAATTTCTGTCTCAAGACAAACGAGGGGTGCATGGTCCAAAGCGCATTTCACGTCCTGCTTCCAATTATTGAGGTGATACAACACTCCCCAATGCACGATGAGGTCAAATTGTCCTTCTACGGTCCATTCTTTGTCTTGATCCATCACAAACGCATCGAGTCCTTCTTCTTTTAGGAAGCCGATATGCACCTCACGACCGTCGGTGAACGTGACATCGGCCCCGGAGGTGCGTAAGGCTTTCCCGTTCTCTCCGTGGCCGCAACCAACATCAAGAACCTTCTTGCCGCGCAACCATTCCTCTCCACCGAGCACCTCTACGAGTTTGGTCAACCTCTTGAGGTTCCAATCTGTCTGCGGCCCGTGATTGAAATAATTTTCCCTAGACATGATGCTCCAAAAAGTGTTGTAAATCTTCGGGGACACCAAGCCCCCACATTTTTGTGATATTCTTGACACGAACCTTCAAGCCACGCTGAATGGCTTCGTTGAACACCGGGCACACATAGAATTCGTTGTTCGTGCGGATATTTTTCGTAATCATCAACTTCGCGCACCCGACATACTCGAACCCATGCTTCCAGTAGTACACTCCCACGCTGGCAATGTCGGAGATTGGACGCTTCTCTGCCACTTCTGCTACGAATCCATTCTCATCTAACCGAGCATACGACCACTTCGGATGCACGGACTTGAAGGTGAGGAGCCCTCCATCAACCCCATCAGCGGTAAACGCATAGAGGCATTCGTTGGCATTCCACTCAATGAATTGGTCGGAGTTGGCAATGAGGAGAGGGTCATCATTATCAATCAGATGTTCAGCCAGCAAGGTTGTGCAAGCTGCACCTTCGGTGACACCATCGACCTGCACAATATCACAGCCAGGGGCAATCATGTTGAGCATATATTTGAGTTGGTACTTCTCATAATGCTCTTTCTGCACGATGAATATATAGTGCGCTTCAATGTTGAGGTTTTCCACCACAACCTGGATCATGGGTTTGCCGTTGACTTCGATCAAAGGCTTTGGGAAGGTGTACCCCGCTTGGGCAAAGCGCGAGCCATGCCCAGCCATTGGTATGACCACATTCATTCTCTTGTTGCGCCAGGGAATAGATGGGCGGGTGATCCCTTTGAAATGATCGGCGATAGCTTCTCCAAGCGCATGGGTTACGTCGCCTGGGTTCCTTACAGGAATCAAATGGGCACCAGAAGCAATCGCCCCTTCACGACCGATATGCGAGTCCTCAACAATCACCGTGTGGTTTGTGTCTGTCTTGAGCGCAATCATGCACTTCCAATACATTTCGGGGAATGGCTTGGGGTGCTTTACGTCCTCATTGGACACAAAGTAATCCACTTGATCCATCACCCCCAACTGTAGGAGTGCCTTAACTAATGTTTTACGAATGCTGTTTGACGCTACGGCAATCTGTATTTGATTCATCTTCAGGATTTCAAAAATGGATTGGAGGTCTGCGTTGGCTTGGATATCGTCGTACAACTCCTCTGTATAGCGTTGTTTGTTCTTCCACACACCATCATAGAAGCTGGCATCAAGTCCCTTCTCTTCAGTGAGCAGGAGGAGTTTTTTGGTGGTTGGTAGTCCGTCATACTTTGCCAAGTGTTCATCCCAAGAAATAGGGAGGCGGGGATTCAGGTGTGCCAAGGCTTGGTTCAAGGCTTTGAAATGAATCTCACGACTATCAATCAACACCCCATCCAAATCAAAAATCACTAATTTATTTTGCATCTCTATGTACCTTATTGTGACGCACAGTGGCTAAAGGATTGCAAACCATCACCCCGCGGTGACGGACGCGCAAGGACCATTCAACATCTTCCGGCGAGCCTGGTTGCATGGCTTCATTGAAGCGATGTTCTCTGAGGAAATCCCTCTTGACCAAAAAGTATCCACCACTAATGTACTGGTATTGTGTGTTGGTCCAATCGCTGTAGTCAAGAGAGTGGTAGCGTGGAAGTGTGGGATGATCCCAAATGACCCAATCTGTAAAGTGACGCTTTCCGTTGATAAGATATTGTGGATTGGAGGCGATATCCCAATGCCCCATCTGATCGAATGCCTTCCATCGTTCGTACAAATCAGGAGCGAAGAGATAGTAGTCATGAATCATGCAAATGTTTTCGTGGTAGGCAACCTTAGCGACAAGATTTTTCTTAACAGGGGTCCATCCTTCGGTGAGTAGGTGTTGCGCGGCTTGATCGGTCCCTGTCCATGAATTGTTATTGTAGCTTCCGGCGACAATAATCTCCACCCCAGGGATGTTCAATGCCTTGATTGACGCAATCACCTCATTCAACTGAGGTATATTGTCGTAACATGTCATAATGCCAAATGTCAAATTCATGCTGCTGCTATCACCCTCAAAATATCACTCACGGTATGCTTGACAAGGTGCGTGGACACCACATACTTCTGCGCTTCCAATAGGTGCGTGCCTGAGGTGCCGCGATATAACTTGAGAAACAATTCTAGTTCTTTTGGACTCTTGTATGTATGCCCGTATTCACGCATCAGTTCGGCGCCAGCAATCTCACGCCCCACCCATGGCGTCATGTTCAACATGGCTTCCAAAAGCACCAAACCAAATCCTTCTGTGTAACTGTTGAGGATATATAGGTCGGCATCCAAGAGCGCGTTGAGCATTTCCTGACGATCTGTAAAGAGGAATGGCTTGATAAATTCGGATTCTTTGGGCATGATCCCAAAACGATTGTCGTATCCTGTCAACACAAGGGTCGCATCTGTGCGGTGGGTGTCCTGAAACACTCCTACCAATTCATCAAAGGCTTTGTTGGGCCAGTACCCTCCAGAGGAGAGGAACATGTAGGGTGTCGTAATGCCATACTTTTCGCGGAACCCAGGTTTCCCAACACAGATATGCGGATCAATCCCATGACGGACTCGCACAGCACGATCCTGAGCGTTGTAGGCTTGGACATGACGCCAATCTGCCAGTGTCGAGCACCCGAGGTAGGTCGCACGATGCAATGCCGCAACACACTCTCTGGAATTGGAAGGCATTATCAGCATGTAGAGCACAGGGCCTCCAAGTCTATCAGCATGTTCAAGCACAAAATTCTGCACCCCCACGTCCCCACCATGCACTACAATCAAATCCCATCGATCCTTCAGGATCATAGGTTCGGAGGACACAATCACGCCGTTGAGGTTGCCCATATGTTCGCCTGCGAATACCGCCACATGATGCCCTCGGGCGCGAGTTTCTTCTGCCATGTCTCGCACATAATTCTCCGACCCACCTGGATAGGGGGCGTAGCGATGCACCACAAACAAAATGCGGCGAGGACGATGATCGATCACCTTAGCAGGAACTTTCGATTGCTGTTCCTCTGGGTCTGGTGCCGTAGCAGGACTCATGCGTAAAACCTCTCAACCATTTCCTTCACTTCAGGGACACGATCCCACTGGTGAACGATGGTGTAGGGAGTGCCAGTCGCATTCTCCACCCACTCGGTCTTAGGATTGTACACCGGTGTTGGTTCGGTGAGGTAGGGCTTGTAGGCTGTAATCTTATTTGGGTCCATCATGGTGCCCAACTGTGCTGCCCATAATTGAGTGTGTGTCGCAATCTCTGTGACATGATCGTAGATTGGTGTGGACAGTAACAGATTGAGCGCGGCTTGATCCGGCCCACCACCACCAGGTACATGTTGCACAGTACCATGCGAGAGAAGGTAGACAGACTTAGCGAGACCCATGAAGGTGTCGAATCGTCCTGCAAGCACACCACAATTGATGATGGTGTTTTCCTTGTGGCGGTCATACATGATGGGCCCAAAGGATTGAAGGAGGTTATTGGCGCCCCACGGTTCGTGTTGGTAGGCAATCCCCTCAGAGGACATGAGGAGTTGAATGGCGCGGAGTTCCATCGTGTTGAGAAAGAGGGAAGGGTTGGCTTGAAAAATCACATCACGCACGTCTGTTGCCACGACATAGCGAATCTTTTCGCGGTTGTCGGCATTATCCAGCATCAGATAATAATGCAGGAAGCGGTCGACTACGATAGCGAAGTCTTTGTTTGGGTAGGTGACACGTCGATTGGTGTCATCTTTTGTGAAAGCGAGTATGGCATAGTTGCGCTTCTGCAACTCTTCAAGAGTGTCATAATCAATGTTGTAGGCAATGACTGCCTTAACGCCTGCGAAACCGGACCGATCAAGTGAGTTGACCCAATACTTGATTTGATCCCATTTGTAACCTGTGATTGCCCCGATAACCAAATCGACTTGTGACATAATAACTCCATGATGAATGTTACAGTAACCTACGCTTGTATTTAGCCCTCACTACAGCCTTGATTGTCTGGGTGGTTTTTGGTTGATCTTCCCCTAATGGTCCACCAACTACCGCTACGTCCTGAGAAGGATCGAGACCCTGTAATTGACTTGGGGTAGAATCTTCCTTGACAATATGATAATTGCCTTTGAACTTCTTGGTCTTGCCACCCACACGGTGTGCCATTGTCTCAGCACTAATGCGGCTGCCATATGCCATTGGAGGACATTGCCCACCAAACATACCGCGGCGGCAGAGTGTTTTCTTACCCTGGTGCAGTGGGTGTGGGTACCAGACTGTCCCCGGCTCAGCAGCATGTTCATGCTCAACGAGCAGGTCTTTAGTTTTCTCTCTCCATTCATCGATCATCTGTTGTGTCATGTCGCATCCACCTGGTCCCATCTTAGCTCCAATTCTTGGC